TTATGACCCCGAAGGTAAGTCCGTCACCCTCTCTGCCAATGGAGGTGGGATGGGTGCTAAAACTGGACTCTACCGAGTTGGAACACCTGAGGGTGATGTGGATGAAGCAGGAGAGCGGGTGGGACCTGAAGTAAAAAATACTTTAGTCCGTATTCGGAAACTTACTCCTGTGGAGTGCGAACGCCTCCAGTCTCTACCCGACAACTATACCGAGGGGATTGCGATGACGAATCGCTATAAGGTCTTGGGTAATGCGTTTAATGTTCAGGTGATTGCTCACATTTTAGGGTCGCTAGCAACTCCAACGCCTTCTCACACCCTTTAATCGCCTTCTCCATGTCTGACTTAATGACCTTCTCTGCCCGTGCGTGCGTCGTCATGTGCTCGTTCTTCGCTTGGTGGAGGTTCTTCCACTTCTCCGCCTCCTCCGTCAGTCGCTTAACCTCGGAGTCCATGAACTTGGCGTCCGCCTCCAGTTCTTCAATCCTTCCGAGTGCGAGGTCGTGCTGTGCTTGGTCTACCCCTGGGCACCCGTCCGCCAACTGCTTCTCCAGTCGCTCCGTCAACAACTTGTTCTCCATCCGCTCCCGTGCCAGCAGTGCCTCGGACTGCTTCCAGAGTTGTTCGTTAATCTTCCTCTGATTCTGTGCGAAGTCCCGCTCCTTCGCCGCCTTCTCCCACATAACGTCGCCGTTGTTCAGGGACGCATTCTTGTTCTCTACTTCCACTCGCAGGCGTTCGTTCTCTGCCACCAGTTGAGCGTAATCCGCTTGGTTATGGTGAATCATCTGGGAGAACTGAACGCTGAAGTCCTCTAACCACCTGTTCCCCGCCGTGTCCTTACGCTTCGTCGTGGTCCGATTCCTCTTCCCGTCCATCTCGTAATGCCCGTTAATCATCGCCAGCAGAGCGTTAATCCTCTCGTTGGTAGCGTCCGTCATTCTTTTATATACCTTACGAGTATTTACCTGAAAGCGAATCCGTTTTACCCGCCCGCACGCTTCCAGACCCATATGAATAAACATGGTAAAAACTTACCCGTTTCTTCTTATAAATGAGCAATGAGTCTCCACCTGTTATTACGTGGCACCACTCGCTCGAAGACTATTTCAGGGAAGCGGGTGAGAAGGCGAACTGCCTCTCCTGGTGCCATAAAAAGAGTGAGGAACTCTACGCCCACCGAAAGACATTCATCGACCTACCCGTCATCATCCTCTCCGCCGTCACAGGATTCCTGTCTGTCGGCAGTGAGCAAATATTTCAAGGATGGGGTTTCACCCCAGTTGTTCTCGGCGTGTCTTCGTTGTTCGTGTCCGTCCTTAACACCACAGGTTCCTACTTCGGTTGGGCAAAGCGACAGGAAGGACATCGCATCTCCTCCATCCAGTATTCCCGCCTCTACAGGTTTCTCTCGGTTGAACTGGGGTTGCCTCGTGAAGAGCGACAAACCCCCACCGCTCTCTTGAAATACGTGCGAGACCAAGTGGACCGCCTTCAAGAAATCAGTCCGCTGATTCCGCCCGAAATCCTACAGGTCTTTACGGACAAGTTCGGCAAGGTAGATGTCGCCAAACCTGAAGAAGCGAACGGGTTGGAACGCATCGTTATTTACCCGCTGGAACATATAAAGGATGCCCCGACTCCTTCAGATTCAACCTTTCCAGTTGGAGGGCAAGTCAGGATTCAGAACCTACGTGGGAGGGACGGCACTCTCTCGCAAACCAGTGGAGTTGGAGAGAGCAATACAGCAAGCGGATGCCATGAGGAAGGGCGGGAAGGCGGAGGAAATCCAATCCTACGCCCTCTCCGAATCAGACATGAGGAAAGTCATTCCGACACTGAAAATCCTGTCCTACCCCGACTTACTGAAAGCACGGAGCATTGATGATGTGCTAGATGAAAAGGGTCGCCTGATGCTTCTTTACCTTACGGAGAACCAGTCCACTGGGCACTGGGTCTGCCTCCTAAAACTGCGAGACAAACCCGTCATCGAATACTTTGACCCATACGGAGGGTTCAAACCCGATGGAGAGAAGAAGTGGTTGTCGCACGAGCAACAGGCAGAGTTCGGGCAGGACACCGACCACCTTACAAAACTCCTGAAGGCGTCTCCTTATACGTTGAAGTCCAACGCCGTCAAGTTTCAGAAGGACAGGAGGGACAATAACACCTGCGGTCGCCACTGCCTTACACGTCTTTACCTGAAGCACCTGTCCCTACCCGAATACACCAAACTGCTGAAGAGCACGGGCATCCCAGCAGACGACTTCGTAAGTGGGTTCACCTACAACCTCATCGGTCGTTAAGGCGAAAGAAAAAGCATGAACTAATATAAATGTCGTTCTCCCAAAACGTCATCACTGGGTCAAGTGCGGATGGTGAGTATGTGTATTACAACGCTACCATCATCAACAACACGACTAGGACGACGCAGACCACGGACAATCCGCAGGTGTATTTTCAGGACACCCGCCAGTTCCCACTGCTGAAGGATGTGGGTAAGTATGTGGTCAGTGTAGACTCTTTCTCGCTGAATGGTGCGACCAAGTCGCTTCCTGTTCTCATCCCGCAGATTCAACCGCAGACGCTGGGAACCAATACCCTTACGTCCGCCGTAGCGAATACGACGACATCGGGCAGTCCCGCCACGCTGGTGACATATACCCTGACGTCCACACCCTCTTCCCAGACTACATGGACCCGCCTTCAACCAGGGCAGAACGTGACGATTACGGGTTATACGGGTGCGAGTGTGGCGTATAACACGACCGCTCAGGTGGTCTCCTCTACTGCTACAACCTTCACCATCGTCAACCCCAGTTCCGCCATTCTGTCGGGTGCCTCGGCATCTTCGGGAACGGGTAATGCGTCCTTCCAAGACCCGACAGATGTGACAACGACCATCTACACAGTTAGTTTTGGTCTTACTTTTAACAACGGCGGGACTAAGTTATTTTACGAAGCAACAATCCCAGTGACGTGGATTAACGAGAACCAAGCGAGTTTCACGGACATCCCGAAGACTGCCCTGCCTACCCAGTCGGAATCCAACTACTACTACTGCTACAACTACTCGCACTTCGTTGACCTGCTGAACAATGCCCTTACTACCGCATGGGAGTCAGTGATGTATAAGGCATACCAATATAACAATACAGGTGGAACCCGTTGCCCGTTCTTTGAATACAATCCATCGACAGGTCTGTTCTCGCTGTGTCAGGATGCCCTTACCTCGTGGTTGCCTTATGGAACTGTCGCCATCACCAACGGACAGGCGGCGTATAGTCAGGCGAACGGCATCATTGACCCGTTTCAACCGCTGGGTGCTGCGTATGGTGCCTCCACCACGACTACGGGTCAGACTCCTTACGGAGCGACAACTTACCAGACTGGAGAGTTCTCGTTTGTCGGTATGAACTCCAACTTGGAGGGACTCATGACGAACTTTGACACCTACTACTACGGCGGAAACAATACCCTTGCGACAATCTCCTCCGCTGCGACCGCTAGTGCGGGTCCAACTACAACCACAGTTGGCAACACCTCCACCGCCTACGCCTACACTCAGAACGGGTCCAAGGCAATCCTTCCTAACGCTGTGACATGGGTTCAGGGCAACACATCACCCGTCTACTTCCCCGAGAACATCGTGTATGTCTCCCCATCTTACTCGGGTGTCACTAACTTCTTCACTCTCCCGCAACCATGGGCGGTCACTACTGCCCCAACTGTCTACTACATTCGCTCTACACAGGACTTCATCTCTACGGGTTCTCTGTGGTCGCCCTGCTCCTCCTTTGTGCTTACGACCTCGCAGATTCCAGTTCGGTTTGAAGGGAACGCCGCCCCACAGACGCTGGGTAGTGACAACCTAGGCGGAGAGTCAGGTGTCTCGGGAGCAAGTCAGAAGGTTCTTCTGGAGACGCCGATTGATGCCGTCACCGCAGACCTGTGGCGTGGGTTCGTCCTCTACAAACCCCTCGTCCCCCTCTTTTCCGCCCTTGACCCGTCACATGATGGACTTACCAACCTAGACATCCGCCTCATGTGGCGAAACCGCCTCACCAACTCCCTCGTCCCTGTAAAGTTGTATAACGGCGGAACTGTTTCCTTCCGCCTCCGCTTCGTGCGGAAGTAGGTGCGTCGTCGTTTCTTCCCAAAAAATACTCCTGCCGTCTCCATAAATGACGACTGAGGTGACAAAGTATTCTGTCTACGACCCCCGTGTCATCCAGACGAAACCGAAGTATGCGGTGGAGAAGGGTGCCCTCTCGCTGACGAACGTCAGTTTCAACGCCCAGACGGCGAACTCGTCTACCCAGCAGTTCAACGTCATCGTGCCGTCCGAGAACGTGTTCATCGACCGAGCAGTCGAGTGGATTAGCGGTGGCGTCATTCAGATTCCCGTGACTCTGACGCTCGCCGCCTCTTCTGCTCTGGCGTCGGGTATTCCGCTGTTGACCTACAACGACATCGCCCTCGCCGCCTTCCCGTCGCACCAGTGCGTCGCCCAGATGACTGCGACCATCAACGATGCGACAGTGACTGTCAACACGCAGGATGTGCTCGCCAACGTCCTCCGTCTTCAGGACTTGGAGGCACACCGCCGTCAGCGGACGTGCCCGACGATGCTTGACCGCTATGCCTACAACTACCCCGTGAACACGGCGGGAACGGCGGCACAGATTGTGACGAACTCCCCTCAGGGAGGGTATGGTCAGCACCACGAGTCTGATGACCTCCCCAACGGAGCGTGGTCGCAGTTCTGGTTCTGCGACAGCACGGGTGCCCCGCTCACCGCTGGCAACAACGGCACAACGGCGGCAACTGTGGCAATCCCCAACGGACTCCCGCTCACGACGAGCATCGCCTCGGCGGCGGGCACTCAGTCCGCCACGCAGAACGTCTACCTCCGCTGGCAGTCGTCGGAGCACCTGCTCCTCCCGCCGTTCATCTTCGGCGACGCCTTTGAACTCTCTACGGGTCTCTTCGGCGTCCAGAACTTCCAGGTTCAGATGAACTTGCTCCCGAACCCGAGTCGTGCGGTTCGCCTCACCGCCGATGCGGGCGGTCAGTCGGTGGGCAACGCTGTTGCGACCTATGGCACTCCTGCGTGGGCGACGCTCAGCACGGCGTATTCCCCGAACGTGAACCAACCTTCCCTCTCCGTTCAGTTCCTGACACCCGCTCTGGATGTCCCGCTCCCGCCGAAGAGCATCGTGCCCTACATGGAGTTCCCTCGCTACATCACGACGGGTCTTCCTGCCATCCCAGGCACCATCGGCACTGCCCCGACGAGTGCCAAGGGTGTCGTGTCTGGTGCGACGCAGATTACGACGAACACGATTACCCTGCCGAACATCCCCGACCTCATCATGATTTACCTGAAACCCTCCACCCCTGGTGCCACGGGCGTCTTCACGACGAGTGCCTACACGACTCGTGCCAACACGACGGGTCCTACGGCGTTCGACTCCACGATTGCGGACTTCACCCTGCCCGTTCAGGCAATCTCGCTGAACTTCGACAACTTCTCGGGTCTGCTCGCCAACCACACGCAATACCAGTTGTATAAGATGTCGGTGAACAATGGTCTGACGATGGACTTCCCGACGTGGTGCGGAGAGTCTCGTTCGGCACCCTTGTGGTCGGCGGACGCCGCCCTCGCCGCCACCAACGCCCAGGGCACGCCTTACCTCGCCACCAGCGGTGGTCCGCTGGTTCTCCGCCCTGGTCGTGACTTCGCACTTCAGGCGGGTCAGGCACCAGGTCTGGTTGGCAACTTCACCTTTCAGGCGACAGTCACTGTTGGGTGCCAGTTCGCCAACGGCATTGCTGCGGGTGGCGTGTCCCTCTACGTCGTGCCCATCTCTACTGGTTTCTTCGAGACCATCAAGGGTTCGTCCCGCATCATCAAGGGCGTGCTCACGGAGCAGGACATCCTCTCCGCCGCCGCCCACGCCCCCGACGCCGACCTCCAGCGGATGGTTGGTTCGGGCAAGGAGGAGACGAAGATGGAGGGCGGGCGTCACAAGCGTGCTGCGAAGATGGGTCAGTATATGTAATGGAACAAAAGAGCAAATGGTGGGGAGTAAGCGAGGAGGACGAGTTCGTCCCGCCTAGCATACCTGAATATATTCCACCCAAGCATTACCAGTTTAAAAAAACAAAGATTCATTTGGGGAGGTTTGAACTACCAAAGGAGACTCAGGGCAAGATTATTAGGAGAATACGGATTAGATTTCCAGTTTCCCTTCATCGCCTCATGCGACTTATGAAAGACCGCCCTTTTGCGTAAAGCAAACCCCTTTTCTACTTCTCCTTCCCTCTCCAAATGACTCCATTCATGGAAGTCCTTATACCCAACACGACCGAACTTTACAGTTCGTCCTGTTGGAGTCAAGTATTCAAGTTTATGAACGCCGTCCCGTGCCGACGAGATGGCATCAGGGTCATACCCGTGGCGTTCGGCATGATGCTTCACATCATCCATAAAAGCATACTTATACCTTCCCGTGCCGAGTCCATCCCGTTCTATACCCCTTCCTCTATTCGACAACAACCCATCCAAGCGTGACACCACCTCGGGTTCATCTCGGTCCTCCTCAGTGTAGAACTTTCTCAGTTCATTCACTAACCTTCTCGCCTCCACATAGTCGGCGGGAGAGAGTTCCTGACCATTAGAGAGCAATAATGCCCATCTCGTCATCCTCGTCAACTTCGGGCGTTCAGTAATGTCTGGAGATGACCCAGGGGAAGAAAGTTCAGGTGAAGTCCCCCTAGGAGGCGGAGAAGCATCTTCTTCAAACTCCGTCTCATCCCCTTCTAGTCTGGGTGGTGACGGCGGGCGTTCCTTTTCTGCGACCAGCGTCAGGAATGCTGGTCCCCAAGCACCCAATGCTCTGTCCAATCGGCGTCCAACCGCAGGGTCATCGTAGTTCTGGTCATATTCCTCCATTGCCTTTTTTAGTTCGTCATAAGGAGGAGTTATGACCGCCAAATCATCGGCGGTAAGAGTTTTTAAAGACTCATATAAATCGAGCAATTTACGAGTCGCCTCAAAAATCACATCGGCATCCTTGACCGTATTCTTGCCTGCTATGGTTCGGTCCCAATCAAGAATAGCATTAATAATCAACGCCTTCTCATCCTTACTGACTCCGCCACGCATTCCACCCTTACGCCAACCCTTCGGCAGGTCATAGTTAGAAATCAGCAACTCGGGTCTGTCCTTCGACCCGATGCCCGAGGTCACGGAATGATGTCCTTTCACGACATACGGGTAGAGTTTGAAATCTTCGAACGCCTTACGAATGCGAGGCGAGTTGTTAATGGTCATCAGGAAATCACCCTTGATGTGGCGTAGGGCAGAGGCGAGTTCATCAAAGTCAAAGTCCTCCGACCCCTTGGCATACCCGATGCCTTTAGACATCTCGTAGGGCGGGTCAAGGAAGAAGAATGTCTTGGCAGAGTCATACTTCTTAATGACCTTGCGGTAGTCCTGATTCAGAATGGTCGCATGACCTAACCTCTCCTTATACTCCTTCATCTTATTCAGTTTCTGCTTATGCGTGGTGACCTTTAGGATGCGTCGGTCGTCAGTATAAACCCCAGTCTTTCCCTTTTCCAAGTAGTTGCCCCCGAACCCATTACAACGGCGTAGGAGCGACTCCACAACCTTGGCGGGAACAGATGTATTGGTCTGGGTTAGAAAGGCGTTCTGTCCCGACTCGGTGGTCGGCATCGGGTAGGACGAGGCGTCGTTGGGAGCAGTTAGGATGCGTTTGTAATCCGCAATCAAGTTAGAATCCAAGTCATTCACCACCTCCTTCTGCGAGGGTTCCTTGCCGAAGAAGAGTGCCCCACCGCCAAAAAAAGGTTCAACATATACCTCGTGGACAGGGAACAAACGCTCCAACTGCTTCACTTGCTTCCTCTTTGACCCGATTCGACAGAAAAAAGGTCTCATTATTAACCACCACGACCTTTTCCCAAGGCGTCCACCCGAGAAACCGCTTCATAGCAGACTGGGGGAGTTTCGCCAACTCACGAGCGAGACGGAAATAATAACTCTTGGTCTTACCGACTGCCCACTGGGCAGACCAGAGGGCGACAAAGTCTGCCAGCAGTTCAACCATAAGGTCCCACTTCTTCACACCATACTTCTTCATCAGGGGCGGTATGGTTTGATGGGTTCCCCACTCTGATGTCTCGGGCAACTTGAAGACACTGCCGTTAGGATTCACCAACTGACTACGGGGAACTGCTTCCTTGAACTGCTTCCACATGGATGGGGCGTCAGACACCACATAGACAGGGCACTCCTCGGGGAACTGGGAAATGGTGGTAATGGCATGGTCGGTAAAGGTTTCATCAGGGCGGTCAGTTCCTCGCAGGTGGACGGCGACCGAGTTAGGATTAAAGTCCTTTAGAAGTGCCTTCACCTGTTCCGAGACGTGTGGGCGAAGGGAGATGTGTTCGCCGATGTCCATAGTCCACCATCCTCGGTCTCCCTGACCATTCGTCACAAGGATGTCGCCCTCACATTTGGGTAGAGGGTTCGCCTTGCTCATAAAGGGTCCAATGTAGTCGTCCCCTCCAGTTATAGAGTCTACGGGTCTCCAAATCTTCTCAGCAGTCCAGCATGGAGGGTTAATCTTCACCCCTGGTTGCTTGGCGAGAACCAAGACCGCATCCTTGGTCATTGTCTTAATCCCCTTCAGTTCAAAGACGTCTTGGAAGTTAAACTCGCCGTTGCCCCAGATGCCATCAGACCAGTCAACGCATAGGTAGGCATTATGGTCCTTACAATACCGAATACAATGGGAGAGAACTTGGAGACGGTCTGCGAACCCCTCTGTTGCTTTCATTACGACGACGGGCATTACTATTCTCTGCGACTTTATACTTTAACTTTTAACTAATACAGAGCATAGTAGATGATTGCGATGCCTGAACCGCCCGCACCTCCTGATTGAGCAGTGGAGTCCGACCCGCCACCGCCACCACCGCCTGTATTCGCCGTTCCAGCGGTTCCACTTCCAGTTCCAGTAGAACCAGCACCGCCACCGCCGTTTCCGCCCGCACCGCCTGTTCCAGGGTTTCCAGCACCGCCACCGCCACCCGCATAGTAGGTAGAGTTGGCAGAAAAGAGAATACCAACACCACCAGCACCACCATTGGAGGTAGTAGTGCGAGCACCCGCACCGCCAGCACCGCCACCGCCAGCACCGCCTCCAGTTGGGTTGTTGCCTCCAGCGAATCCCACGCCGTTCACAGGTGACCCCGCAGCACCCGCCGCCTGTCCATACCCACCGCCACCACCACTACCGCCTGTTCCTGCGACGTTGCCCGAATACCCACCTCCAGCACCGCCTCCGTTCGCAGTGAGAGAGTTAAAGGTCGTGGTGCCTCCATTGGTTGAAGAAACCACCGACGGATTATATTTTCCTCCGATTCCACCATTACCGATGGTGATGGCGTATGTCCCTGCGGACAATGTTGATGACCCTTGTAGAACACCGCCAGCACCGCCTCCGCCTGCCGCCCATGAACCTCCGCCACCTCCGCCACCGACGAGGAAGTAGGAAACTGTAATAGTCCCTCCGACAACAAGGTTGTCTCCCGTAGTGAACAATCTATACCTATAACCACCGCTGTCGAAGGTGGATGAACCGCCCGACACAGACGGGAGAGGGTTAAGTAAATACGAGTAGATGACGATGCCAGAACCGCCATTACCTCCCACCTGATTCAGAGCATCAGTTCCGCCACCGCCACCGCCGCCCGTGTTCGCAGTTCCGTTTGTTCCACTTCCAGAGTTTGGAGCACCTGCTCCGCCACCGCCACTACCGCCCGCTCCGCCTGCGGTAATATTAGCAGCACCGCCACCTCCGCCACCATATGTAGACCCGTTTATGAAGACATAACCCGCACCACCAGCACCGCCAGTCCCTGCTGAGTTTGGCGACCCAACAGCACCCGCACCGCCACCACCTCCGCCAGCACCGCTCGACGCACCGCCAGCGAATCCCACGCCGTTCACAGATGACCCCGCAGCACCAGGGGTCTGTAAATAACCAGCACCTCCGCCACTTCCACCAGTTCCTGGGACGTTGCCCGAATACCCACCTCCAGCACCTCCGCCGTTTGCCGTGAGCGAGTTAAAGGTCGAAACACCTCCGTTGGTCGAAGAGACTACTGAGGGATTATATTTCCCTCCCTGACCTCCATTACCAATGACGATTGAATAACTTCCAGCAGTCAGGGTTGCTACTCCAGTAAGGACTCCACCTCCACCACCTCCACCTGATGCCCATGCTCCACCACCTCCACCACCTCCAACAATCAGGTAGATGCCCGTGCTACTCGCCCCTACTATGTCTAGGTTTCCATTACCAGTGAATGTATGGTATGCCCGTCCACCTGAAGTTGAGTAGGTTCCACCTGCTACACCATTAACTACTGTCGCTCGCCTTCCAGCACTCTGAAAAAGCGGGTAGACGGACAAACCTGAAATCGCCTCGCTCTTTGGATTCCTGTCCCCTTGCTTCGTCCTGAAGGGTTGGTAAGGCATTATAATGAAAGGAGGTTATTCTTTCAGGCAGAATACCCTGACTTACTTTCAACCGCTCAGTATAATGCCCTACCAACCACACAAGACAGTTTATAGAACGGGGAACCCAAAGTTATTGGCGACCACGGGCGTGTCCATCTACCCGCTTTATAACCCCGTCTTACTTACAATGTCGTCTGGTCAACTGAAAGCATATGGGCAGTTCCTTTCGTCCGTGACCCAATCCCTTGCGACTCTAAACACGCCCATCCCGCTGACCTATGATTCGTCTACCACGTATGGAGGCATCACATATACGGGCAGTCAAATCACCGCCCCTCTAACTGGAACCTACTTCGTTTCGGTCAGCATCCAAATAGTAAGGGCGGTAGGCAACTCCGCCTCCAATATTCTCTCATGGGTAAGAATCAACGGAACGGACCTCGCCCTGTCGTCATCACAAATACATTTGGCGACACAGGTTAGTTCTACGCTGATGACCTATACCATTATGCTGAACCTTACCGCAGGTCAACACTTCCAGATTATGTTCGCCAATGACGAGACCCCAGGGCACGTGGTCGCCCTAGCAACAACAGGTCAGACAACGCCCTACGTCGCCCCTGCGATTCCCAGTGTTATTACGGATGTGTTCTATATGGGAGCGTAAAAGCGACATTAACCCTATTAAATACAGGGTTCTATATAATATATTTATGTAAATACGGAATATACAGAGTATATACAGAAACACATATGAAAAACAATGTAAAATCATTAATGATTTTACTTGATTTTTGTATTACTTTTTGTTATTTACTATGTTTTCCTTGTTTTTATATGTATTTGTATATTAACTACTCTCTTCTCTGTCGTTTTTACTTCGTGTGGCGTGCCATCCATGCCTCTTGTATTTGTTTATAGTTGATTTTAACCTGTTCAATCTCCAGTATGGAGTCGACTAGCGACATCTCTCCTCCCTCTTGGTCTCGCACGATTAGGTCGGTCCGCCCTTCCGCCATGTGCTTTAGGAGTCGGGGTTTCTCCTTCTCGTTCTCCTTCGCCGAGTGGACCAGTTGTTCGAGTATGTGCTTGTAGACCGCCATCTCGGTCAGCGGGGAGAGGTGGCAGTAGTGGAGTCCTCGGGCGGCGAGCGATTTCTTACTCTCCCCTTCAATGATTCCCCTTTCCCTCCCCTTGTAGATGTAGTCGTAGACGTTGCCGTTCTCGTCCTCTAACCACCCGTGCGAGAACGCAGGTTCCGCCCATATTTCGTTCTCCTTAACCTCCCACGTGTTCTTGGAGGTCGGGTAGATTCCGTTGAACTGGGCGGTGCGTGGGTTCAGATTGTTCGGGTCGGTAATGTAGGCGTGTGCTCCGAATACGATGTGTAGGTTCTTCCCTTGTAGGCGGTAGTGCCTAAGGTTGCTGGCGGCGTTATACCAGCATTGTGCTTCCTTGTAGATTGGGGTGCTGTAGCGTAGTGTAGAGAGCGACATTCTGTGTTATTGGAATGTTATACCTTCTGGTGGGGGCATCGTCCTTATTCCCTGGATTAAACAGATTCGTTTTATGCGTTCCATACTCCGTTTATTAAACAGATGTGTATTTACCTTAATAAAGGGGTAATGGAACGCATAAAACGGATTCTTCCTAGACAAACGAATAGGACTCACCCCCGACCAGAATGAACACCCCTACTACAATGATTAACTACGACAGCGACACGGCACAGGCACTGGTAAAGCGGGAACCTACAAAGGCACAGAAGCGGGGATGGGAACACCGCTACTACACGGGTATGCCTGGGGGGTTCGTAAAATACGATGGGAACGGGAAGGGGGCGGTCTCCAAGGCAAAACACGAAGGAGGGGCGACAGTCGGGTGTGCCCTCTTTAACAAAGAAACAGGACAACTGGAGATTGATTACCAAGGAAATGTAAGTCCGCAACTACGGGCACGGGCAGAGGCACAGATTGGGCACGCCAACAAGCGTATGATGACGACGAACCGCCTTAAGCAAAAACTGGAGGCGAGGCGGGCGGAGTGGGCGGAGAAGGCGAAGGAGGAGAACCCGAAGGTAGAGGACATGGACTAGAGCGGAAACCGCCAGCACCCTCTAATACGCCGACCATACAGGCGAAACATATTTATTAACCCCCAATACTTTTTAGTTTCCTACGTTGTTAATCCTTGGACTGAATCCCGCTAGGACGGCGAGGTGCCCGTGGTATTCCATTTCATACCGCATCTTCTGCTCATCCCAATTAGATGTGAAGTAGAAATGAACGACGTTGCCCGCACTCAGCAGGGATTCGTTCATCGTCAGCATCGCCGAGTCAGCAGGGCGGTTCAGCATCACATCAGACAGGAAGTGGACTACATCAACGAACGACGCAATAATACAATAATCATAATAGTCATTCTGAAGCAAGACGGGCGGGAGAGGGTCCATCATTATATAATGTAAGGAGATTAGTGTGTAAGTAAATACCGCAGTAAAAAAGATTGGGGGTTTAATCTCGGTTTAATCTCGTTAATCTCGGTTAATCTAGACGTTCTGGTGGAGTTCGCACCTATACCGCCTGCTTCCTCCGTTCCATCGTAGGAACCTTACGCCATCCTGTCCGCCCGTGCGGAGGCATCCCTCCGCACCGCACCTGCGGTGGTGGATTCCGCCGTAAGTAGCGTTTGCGGGGATGCGTCCCTCTCGCACGTTGGCGTCGAACAGGTCTCGGTGTAAGGGGTCGGGCACTCGGTGGGCGGGGCGTGCCTGCGGGGCGGGGGCGAGGTGTGGCACGCCGAGTTCTCGGGCGACCTCTGCCATCCGCTGGTTCATTATGGCGTCGACCTGTGCCTCTCGGGCGTCCTGCGGGGCGGGCGGGGCGGGGCGGGCGTTGCGTTCGGCAGCACGGGCGAGGCGGGCGTCACGGCGTGCCCGTAGTTGTTCTCGGCGTTCGGCGTGGGCGGCGACGGCGGCGAGTCGCTGTGCCTCGTTCTGTGCCCGCTGGGCGTCGTGCCGTGCCTGTTCCTCTAACTGCTCGGGTGTGGGAACGAAGGGTATAGGTCCTCGGCACATCGGGCAGGCGGCACGGAGGTCTTGGATGGAGCGGGCGTTGCGGGAGTGTTGCCAACTCCTTACGCATTGTATTTGGGGTAGGCATACCCCGCAGAAGTTGTGCCCGTTAGGGCAGATGGGTGTAGAGTCGCTGGGGATGTTCTCGTTAAAGCATATGGGGCATTCAAGTAGGGTCGCCATGGTATTCGTCGTGGCGGTAAGTCCTTACTTGTTGGATGCTTTTACATCCGTTTTTTCCGTTCCATACTCCGTTTATTAAGTTCTTACATCATACGCATCTTACTTATTAAGGGGTGTAAGTATTTACTTTATGGAACGCATAAAACGAATGTGGTTGGGGACAAGCAATAAGACCTTACC